CTAAAATCTGCGCTACTAATTACAACGGGATTTCCCATTATGATAAATTGCGAGCCGTCAAACATTAATTCAAGTGTTGTATAGGCTTGGCAATAGATATACGAGCCGTCAATGTTATTAGCGAGGAAATTTGCAAGCGCGCCGTTTTTGCCGACTTTTACGGCGTATGTGTTGCTGTTGTATGTAAGGGTCAAACCGGTTGTCGCGTCGCTGCCGGTGAGGGCTGCCGTAAACAATACGCGAACTACGGAGCCCGCAGAAATAGCTACGCCGGATAGTGTCTTGTTACTTGCCATAATTACGGCGTTTGCCGCGAATATTCCGCCCGATTTTGCGGGTTTGGTACTCTGCGCTGTTGGTGCGTTATCCATTACGCCGGTGAGCTGCAAAGCCTGCGCAACGCCTGCCGGGTCGCTTTTGTTGATGTAGTCATTGTATGAGCGTGGTATTATAAGTCCGTCGTATTTAGCCATTTTTCTAACCTCTTTAATTTATCCGCAAAATGCAACATTAATTGTGCTTTCTGCTGTAAGGCAATTTACACGTATACCCGTTACGGCGTTCGCAATCATTACTACGGTGTCCTCGTTGAGTGTCAAGCCCGGGTATACCTCGTCCCAATAGCCGCCGGTGCCGTCCTCGCCGATTGTTTCCGGGCGGTTGCAGCAAGTTTCAATTTTAAATGTCGCACTTTCGCCCGCTGGTATGTGTACGGCAATAGTAACGGCCGCTACTCTGTCCGGCGGGTTGATAAATACGCCGGCTCCTGCCGCTATGTCCTGCTCTACATTTATCCCGGTTGTACCCTGTCGTGCTTTGGGTGTCACTCTACTGTATGCCATTTTCTTCGCCCTCGCTTGTCGTGATTTTGTCCGGCTCCATTGCGTCCGGCTCTGCGTGTTTTGCTAAAAGTAACTGCTGAAAAGCCTTTACTTTTTCGTCCTGCGCCAGGATCTGAACGAGCCGGGCGTGGAGTTCGTCGCTAATTAGTCTCATGTCGTTATAGTCATTTTTCAGGGTGATTTTAGGCATAAAAAAAAGCCCCGGAACTTCGGGGCCTTTGGTTATTCGTTGGTGCCGTATATTTCTTTCATAATCTTAAGCCGCTCTTTTATCGTCGTAAGTCTCCAGCCGTCCGCGGTCTCTACTGCGAATATCGGGAAGCCCACCACGGCGTCGCCGGCTTTTTCGTCGGTCAGTAAATAAACATGGAGCCCGCTGTCGAGTGTGTAGCGTATCACTTTGGTTTGCCCTTGCTGGGCCGCGTACTGTTCAATCGTCATTTAGTCGCCTCCATAATTTTATTTAATACATTCAGGTTTGCGTCGCAGTTTTCTACATCTAGCAGCTTTATTGTTAAGGGCCTGGTAAGCTTCAGAAGCTCCAGCGCGTCGAGGCCTTTGTATAAGCTGCCGGTCTGCGGGTCGTAAATATGAATTACGCCGCCGTCTTTGTATATGTGCACTATATGGGCACCGCTGCGTTTCCAGGCAAACTCGATTGTATAACGGTTGTTAGATTTTAGCTCATTTTCAAGATATTTGAAAGTCTTTTTTATTGTGGGCTGTCCCGGCACGATATAACGCGGCGGCTTGCCGGTCTCGCGGTCTACCCACGCAAGCGAGGTGTTGTGGCTCAATACTTCGAGCATAGAGCCGGGCGTATTCGGGAGCGACTGAACGTTATATCCCCGGCGCCTCATTTCGTAGGCTACTACGCAGCTCTGGCAGTTTCTCTGATAGCCGCCGCCTTTTCTAAAGTTCGGATTTGGTTTTCCGCCGTCGGCGCTTTCAAAGTTCATGGCCTGGCCCGGTGTGGTGTCTGCTACTTTCTTATTTCGTGAGTTATCAAGCCGCTTTATTTCGTGCGCGAGCTTTTCGTTTTTCTTCGCGTCAATCACCGAGGGATTTAACGCTCGCGGCTGCTTGCCGTCTATCGTCCCGATAAACTCGCGGGCCGTGTCGCGTGCTATTCCGGTCTGTTTGGTGAAGTCGCGGGCCTTTGCCTGCCATTCCCCGATTTTTGCGCGTGCTGCCGTGCTGTCTACTCCGGCGGCTTCCTCGGTAAGTGCCCGGCGCTTGTACCTGCGGATATTCCGCTCCATAAGGCGCAGGTCTTCTTCTGCGTCGTACCTGGTCAGCTTCTTGCCGTTGTATTCAACCGTTTGGCCTGCCATTTCGTCCAGGTCGTCCGTTGTGTAGTGCTTAGCCGTACCCTCAAAATACGGGTAATAAGAATGGCGGCAATTAACGCCGCAGATTCCCGTAATAGTACCCAGTCCGCAAACGCTGAACGGCGGATATTTCTTGCTCGTGCCTGATAGTGAAAACACGCGGCCCTGCCATTGCTCATGTTCCGGGCGTGCTCCTATATGCGCGGTAGTCTCTACCAGGTCGCAGCCGAGTTCCTCGCAGTTGCTCATACTCACGGCCGCGGCGGTCTGGTTTACCCCTGTTACTATGTTCATTCTTACAGCTGCTTCTATACTCAGCCGAACCGGTCGCCCGTTCCTGTACTGTACGCCGCTTATTCCCTGGGCGGCTAGATTGTTGCAGGCTGTTTTCATTGCTGCGTCATAATCAAAGGCGCCGCTCGATACCTGCATATAGGCCGCGTTTGCCTGCTGTATAAATACGGTTTCGGTGGTGTAGGCTGTTGTCAGCGTAAGCCGTGAAAGGTCGGAGTGTGTTTTCTGAATTGCCGCGAGCATAGCCTGCGCGTTTATGTCGCTTATGCCGTGGCCTAGTTCTTCCTCAAAAATACGGTTATCGGCCCGCGCATTTTTTACCATTGCGTCGTTATACAGCGCTTTAATCTCGCGCTGTATTTTCGGGTCGTATTTCTTAATTATTGCATTTACGCGCTTTTTTAAGGCGCCGGTCTCTGCCAATAGCTGAGCTTGCCAGCGTGTCGCCTCTGTAACTTTGCCGAGCCGTGCAAGCCTCCGCGCCATATCCTGTAAAATATCCGCCTCGAGCTGTGCGTAGATGTCTGCGAGCTCGTCGCCGAGCCCGGCTAAATATCGCGGGCTAAGCATTACCAGCGCCCCCTGATTATGCGAGCCGCAATTTTGAGACGGTCGCGCAGTTGTAACGCATTTACTTGCTTTTTGATTTCGTCGTAAATGTCGCCACTAGCGCTGCGCACTATCTGCCGTAATTTTCTGTTATTTTTTCCGCTCATTTTACACACCTCCTAAACGCCCGTATCGGCTCTACAAGACGCCCGTTTACTGTAATTCGACAAATTACCCAACTAACCCCGTTTGAACGCGTCTACGGGCCTCTCAGGGCCATTTCCGGGCGTTTTTACATCAGCCCGAACGGTGCTTCTAGCGTTGGCTCTGGAGGGACTAGCGCCTTAGCGGTTGCCTCGTCCTCGCCGTAGAAGTTGCGGCGGTATTCCCATTTATTAAGCACGCCCGCGCTTATTTCCTGCATGGCTGTTTGTTTTGCCAGCTGTATGTCTTTTCGTGTCTGGTCGTCGTTCCACTTAATGACATATAAGTCGCCGGTCTCGTGCTGCACGCGTGGAGCGCCTGGCACTCCGTAAGCCTCGGCCATATACGCAAACACTTCGGCGGCGTCTGCATACTTGGCCGCGATTTCGTCCTCTATGTCGTCGACGATTGCGTAGAGCTCCTGGCGTCCGCCGCTGTACTGTGTAGCGGTCTGCTGTACCTGTTCGGCGTCGCTTATTGTGCCTTTACCTAAGTTGATAGTCTGTTCAATGCGTTTGAATACGGCCTGCAGGTATTTTTCCTGCGCCTCGGTGCGTAATTCCGGGCTGTACTCTTTTATTTTTGCGCCGTCTGCCGAGCCGTCGCCCTCAATCTTTACCATGAGCTTGTTAAGGCTCTTATCCTGGATAACTTCTGTTGTGTCGCCGTTTCTGCGTACATATTTTTTAAATAGGTCGCTGTCTGCAAAAATACGCTTCTCGCCGGCTTCCTGCTCCCAGTCCATTCTCTCGAACTGTCGGTCGGCTTTCTCGATTATTTCTATGGCGTCGTCAATCAGCGCAACCGGCACGGCTGAGCCGTCAATTTTATTGGTCACGCTGGAGCGGAATTCAACGATCATAGGGCGGCCGCAGTTCGCCCAGGTGTATTCCGGCGTAATATCTGCCGTCAGTTCGCAGGCTGTAAGCGGTACCTCCCGGAGCACGCCGTTTTTGTTTTCGTAAAGCGTTGTTTTTACCTGGTGGCTGGTGCCGTCGTACTTGTGCGATTCGCAGAGTAAAAACTTTTTTTTGGTTGTCACAATCTGCTTTAGAATTATTGCACCCGTCAGCGTGCCGTCAAAGTCGTAGCTCGTCGGCAGGTAGTTCCCGAGCGGGATAATTTCGTACTGCAATTTATTTAATGCAAAGATAGGGCGCAAAACTCCGCCGCCCAGCAGTGCGATATATTCAACGATTTTCCCGATATTTTTGTTTAAGTGTTTGAGCGGCTTTTCGAGTGCTTCGTTTTTAATGTCCAGTGAGATTTCGCGCTTGACATAATAATTGAGCCGTCCGGCTATCTGCGGCAGGATTCCGCAGGCTGGGGCCTCGTCGTTCCACGGGGCCGCGCCTCTCATCATGTCGCCCCAGAGTTCTATATGCTGGAACATCTCACTTGAGATATTCGTATCAATCCCCGTTACTTCCTCAACGCTGTAATTCTTGAATAAGTGTAAGATATTCATAAAAAAGCCCCTTATTTTTTCAAACATGGTTTTTGTCTCCGTGTGTCTTATAGTCATTTTTTAAGCTGATTTTAGGCTCCGGCGTGTCGCCACTCTCGCTCGGTGGTGTAGCGGGTTAGCGCTATAAAGTGGTCGGGCTGTCCCTCCGGGTAGCCCTCCAATATTTCGCCGGTGCGTTTGTCGATTTCGTATTCGTACAGCGTGAACTCGTCGGCGGCGTGCGGACAACGTGCCGGGTCGATTATGATTTCGGGCAAGCTCTGGAGCCATTTATACCCGGCGTCACGGCTTCCGGGGCCTTTAATGGCTCCGCGTATATTTGCGCCCCATTTTCTAAAATCCGCCACGCTTTTCGGCTCTGCACTGTCTGCTACAATCCGGTCAACGCCGATATTAAGGCCGCAGCTCTCCAGGTGGTCGCGCGTCTTCTCGAACGCCTCCCAGTTGCCGTGTTTCCAAAGGTACAGCTCGTCATAAATATAAAGCCGGTTGTTTCGGCGGTCGTAATAAACCGAGCCGAACGCGTACGGGTCGGGGTAGTAGCCCCAGTCTATGCCGTGGAGCGGTTCCTCCCAGGTCTTTATCTGGTCGTCGGTAATTTCTGCAAGCCGTACATTCTCAAATATTGTGCGGCCGGTGCCGGTTGCTTTACCGAGGAATATATTCTCGTAGGCGCGGCGGTTATTTTTCTTTGTCGTTTCAATGTCGTTGAGAATAGACTCACCGAGCCACGCGAGGCGCTTTTCGCTTGGTATGTCTAAGTAAGTTGTGCGTACAATCATACGGCGCGGGTCGTTTTCCCGCAGCTCTGCGTTACACCAATGGCGCGTTGCGCTCGGCGGGTTGAATGACTCGAAAACATAAAAGCGGTCGCCGCCGCGTAATGCTGATAATTTCAAGTTATGCAAGTCTGCGCGCTCTACTTCGGTCTTTTCCTCAATCCACAATATCGCAATATAACCGCTCGAGATTTTCATAGATTTTCCCTTTTCGGGATCGTCGAGCCCTGCAAATAAAATCGTTTGCTCGTCGCCGTTTTTGCGTCTGTAAATTATCGGGAGCGCTGCGTTGCGCGATTTCGGTATTTTAAACCCGTAGCCTTTTGTGCCGGTTGCTATTGGCAAGTGTAAAGTTTTTATCGCCCACACGATTTGTTCCCAAACTGAATAGCGCATAGATTTTGATGTCTTGCGCACTATAAGCGCGTTATAGCGTGGAAACATAACAACG